CCTTTCCGTATCCGGACGGCGTGCGCATATAACCCCCTCCTAAAATGGCGAAAGAAGGGATGACATATAGACACTAATGAAAAACTAAAACTGGAAAAGAAGTATTTAAAAAAATATCGGAAAATATACGAAAACTTACCGGAAACATGCAAGGACAAAGCAGCGGAACTGATAAAAAGGGCCGCTGAATTTTCTGTCCAGCTGGACGAATGCAAGCAGCATCTGACCGATGAGGGATATATCGTCGAAATGAAACAGGGCAATTATTCGATCGACCGGGAGAACCCATATTCGAAGATCCAGGAGCGGGCACTGAAGTCTCTCCTGAGCTGCATCAACAAGCTCGACAGCATGTTCCCGGACGAGAAGATGGCAGCGGCCAGCAAGGCCGGCGAAGCCCTGGCTGCATTCGTCATAAAGGGGAAGCCGGGATCCGGATGAACTGGATCAAAGAGTACAACGCGCTGATAAGCACCGGGCAGATCGTGGCTTGCGAGGAGATCAAGGCCATCTATGCACGCCTGGCACTGGAAACGGACCGGAAGGACGGGCAATTCTATTTTTCCGAGAACGTCGGGCAGCATGCGATTGAATTCATCGAAACATTCTGCCGGCACTACCAGGGCGAGCACGCCGGAGAGCTGGTCCGGTTGGAGCTTTTTCAGAAGGCGTTTATCCAGGCGCTTTTTGGATTCCTGGATCGGGGCACTGATTACCGGCGATTCAGGGAATATTATTTCGAGGTCGCCAGGAAGCACGGAAAATCATTCCTCTCCGGCTGCATTGCGTGCTATATGCTCGTTGCAGACGGTGAAGAGGGCGCGGAGGTTTATTCCGCAGCCACGAAGCTGGACCAGGCAAAGATCATATACAATGCCGCGAAAAACATCATCGATCAATCCTCGGAGCTGCGGGCGCTCGTGAAATCCACACGCGAGGGCCTCTCCTTCCGGATGACCAGATCAATCATGAAACCGCTGCCGAATGAGAGCAAATCCCTGGACGGGCTCAACATCCATTTCGCAGCGCTCGACGAGATCCACGAGCAGCGCGACCGAAACATGTACGACGTGCTCCGGCAGGGCATGAAAGCACGCCGGCAGCCGCTGATCGGGTGCATCACAACCTCCGGATTCCGCCGGGAGGGCCTATATGATGAGCTGCACGACTATGCCGTGGACGTGGCAAAAGGGAACATCGTCGATGATCGCTTCCTGCCGATTGTTTATAAGCTCGATAAGCAGGAGGAATGGCGAAATCCGAAAGCCTGGATGAAGGCAAATCCGGGACTCGGGACAATCAAGAGCTATATGCAGCTCGCTGATGATGTTGAGCGGGCAAAGAACGATCCTTCCTATCTGCCGACGCTGCTGGTGAAGGACTTCGACATGAAGCAGACGGAAAAGGCCGCCTGGCTGCCGCTGGAGGCTATTGTAAACGAGCGGGAGGTCGGAATCGATTACCTGAGCCACAGTTACGCAATCGGCGGATGTGACCTCTCCGCAGTGTATGACCTCACCTGCGCGACGCTGCTGATCCGGAAACCGGCAGACGAAAACGTGTATGTCCTGCAGAAATACTTCCTCCCACAGAAGCGGATCGATGACCTGGAGAACACCCAGAGCAAAGAGGCACCATATAAGCTCTGGAATCAGCAGGGCTGGATCCAGTTCAACGAGGGAGCCGCTGTGGATTATTCCAACGTGACAAAATGGTTTACGGATATGGTGGAACTGCATGATATCCGGCCGCTGTGGATCTGCTATGACCGGGCGCTCTCCGGATACTGGGTGCCAGAAATGCAGAATTACGGTTTTGAGATGGAGAAGATCGCCCAGGGACCTTTCACCTGGTCGCAGCCGATGAAGCAGCTGGGTGCAGCTCTGACAGAGGGCAAAGTGATCTACAACAACAATCCGATTTTGCGGTGGTGCCTCGCAAATACGGCAGTCAAAGCGCTGAACAAAGACGGGATCGAGACGATCCAGCCGGTAAAGATCCAGTCAAACCGGCGTATTGACGGAATGGTGAGCCTGCTGAATGCATGGGTAGGCTACGTCAGGCATCAAGACGAATATCTTCCCTATGTGAGGTGACGAAAATGGGCTTTTTTGGCAGGCTGAAAAATAAAATCATGGCGACGCTTTCCCGGTGGAAGGAGATCGGGGAATACAGATCGACCTTCCGGGCCTTCGGGACAGAGGCATACCGGTCGGAGGTGGTGAGATCATGCATCCGGCCGCTGGCGGAATTTACCAGCAAAGCAAACGCCAGATGCAACGTCAAGCAGATCGAGATGCTGCTGAATGACCGGCCGAACATCTACATGAACGGCAAGGAATTTTTATATAAGGTCAGAACGCTGTACGAGCTGCGGAATAACGTGTTCATCTACATCGACCGGGATGAAAAAGGCAAAACGAAAGGATTCATGCCGGTGGTGTATTCATCTTTCGAGGCTATGGAATACGGAGGCAACCTGTTCATTCAGTTTAGCTTCCAGACCGGTGAAAAGGTGACGCTGCCGTGGGATGATCTCGCTGTGATCCGGAAGGACTACAGCGAAAGCAATTTTGTCGGAGACGATAACAGCGCGATCCTCGAGACGCTGGAGCTGATCAGCACGACAAACCAGGGCATCGCGAACGCGGTGAAGGCGACGGCGAACCTCCGCGGCATCCTGAAGAGCACAAAGGCAATGCTCTCTCCGGAAGATATCAAACGCAACAAAGAAGAATTTGTCAAAGATTACCTGCTGCTCGAAAATGAGGGCGGGATCGCTGCTCTGGACGCAACGCAGGAATTCACGCCGATCAACATGTCTCCTGTTGTAGCGACATACACCCAGATGAAGGAATTCCGGGAGAACGTGCAGCGATATTTCGGCGTGAACGATAAGATCATCATGTGCAACCTGTCTCCGGATGAGCTGCAGACGTTTTATGAAATGCGTATTGAGCCATTCCTGACGGACCTGTCAACGGAATTGACGAGCAAAGTATTCACGGCCAGGGAGAAAAGCTGGGACAACTGGATCATGTTCGAGAGCAACCGGCTGCAGTTCGCCAGCCTGGACAAAAAGATCCAGATGTTTGCAACGGTCGTGCAGTACGGAGGCATGACGATCAACGAATGGCGTGCTGCATGCAATATGGCTCCGATCGAAGGCGGAGACGATCTGATAAGACGGCTGGACGCTGCGAAAGTAGACGATCCGGCGGAAGGAGAAGAATGAGATGGAAAAAGAACTGAGAAGTTACGAGTTTGATGTGCGGGCAGAAAACGACGAGAAGCATGGCCACATGCTGACCGGGATGCCGATCGTATTTGATGCGACAACGGACCTCGGGTGGTTTTTCGAGCGCATCGCACCGGGAGCGCTGGATGCTGCGGATCTGCGCGACGTCAAGTTCCTGGTAAATCATAATATAGACATGATCCCGCTTGCACGGTCACGCCGCAACAATGAAAACAGCACGATGCAGCTGATGATCGGCAGCGCAGGCATGGATATCCGCGTGGATCTCGACACGGAGAACAACGCGGACGCAAGAGCATTGTATTCATCGGTCGAGCGGGGAGACATTTCCGGAATGTCTTTCATGTTCACCGTGGATAGAGACGAGTGGCAGGATTTGGATTCTGATAAACCGACGCGGATCATCAAAGGAATCTCCCGCGTCTTTGAGGTTTCAGCTGTCACATTCCCGGCCTATGAACAGACCAGTATCACAGCCAGAAGCGCGGAAGACACTCTGGAGAGAGCAAAAGCGGCGCTGGAGAGCGCAAAGCAGAAGGCGGCAGAGCTGGCAGAGGCCAAAAAACGGTTTAAGGAGATCTGAAAATGGATTTCAAAGAAATGACTATGGAGCAGATCGAGGCAAGGCTTGAAGAGTTGGAAGTCGATGTGGATGCCATGGAAGAAATCTCGGAGGTAGATGCTGCCGTCGAGGAAAAGCGTGCTCTCCTGGAGCGCAAGGCGGAACTGGAAGAGCTCCAGCGCCGCAAAGAAGAAGCGAGGGCCCTGAATGAGGGCACTGTCAAACCTGACAGAATAATTGAAAACAACAGAAAGGAAACGAAAAACATGTTTGATGTTAATTCCCATGAATATCGCGATCTGTGGCTGAGAAATCTGCAGGGTAAGCTCACCGAAGAGGAGCGCACCGGATTCACCCAGACCAGCACCTATGCTACCAATGCGATCCCGACGGAAGTCTCTGCCAAATTCTTCGAGAAGATGAAGAAGCTGGCTCCGATGCTCTCCGAGATCACCCTTCTCCGCGTAGCCGGCAATATCCAGTTTGTTGCAGAAGGCACCCGGAGCCCGGCCACAAAGCACAACGAGAATGCAGCCATTGATGCTTCCGCGGATACCACCGTCAAGGTGACGCTCGGCGCGTTCGAGTTCTTCAAGATCCTGGCGATCTCTGAATCCGCAAAGCTCATGTCCATCGATGCGTTTGAAGATTGGTTGATCCAGATGCTCGCCGGCGACATTGCCCGTGCAATCGACAACTATATCATCAACGACGCTTCCAATGGCATTGTAGCGATCACCCCGTGGAGCACCAATGCAAACCAGATCGTAAATACTGCAGGCCCGACATACAAGAATATTTGCGATCTGATCGCTCTCCTGCCGGCTGCATACGATGCAGAGGCAAAGTTCCTCGTGAACAAGAAAACGCTGTACAACAAGATCGCAGCGCTTGTGGACTCCGCAGGCAAACCGATCTTTGTGGAAAGCACTGAGCAGGGCCTTAACGGCAAGCTCATGGGTTACCCCGTACTGGTGGACGATTATGTCACCACGGCAAACAATGCCATTTACCTGGGCCGCTGGACGGACGTCGTGGGCAACCTGTCCCAGGATATCAACGTAATCACCTATCCGGATTATGATTACGGCCAGGTAAAATACCGCGGTGGAGCATTCTTCGACTCCAAAGTGGCGAAGGACGACGGCATCGTGCGTTTTGTCTCGACAACGTGATAAAACGCTGATAGCAGAAGAGAGGCCTATGGCTCCGGGCCTCTCTTTTTCTCAATTCAGGAGCCGGAAGGAGCCAAAATGAAAGTATTTATTGCGATCCCATGCATGGATCAGATGGACACGGGATTCGTGAGATCCCTGATAAACCTCCGAAAGCCGGAGGACGTCGATCTGACGCTGGAATTTATGGAATGCTCCCTGGTGTATCTTTCCAGGGAGAGACTTGCGCAGATCGCGATCGGAATGGAATCTGATTACACTCTCTGGTTGGACAGTGACATGATTTTCAATCCGGACCTTCTGGAAAAGCTGCTGGAAGACGCGAAAGCGGGCTGTGATTATGTGAGCGGGCTGTGCTTCAGACGCCGGCCGCCTTACAATCCGGCAATCTGGAGCAGGATCCGGCTCGGACTGCCGGGAGATGCGGAGGTGGATGAGTATGACGATTATCCGCCGGACAGACTCTTCGAGATAGACGGGAGCGGGATGGCTGCTGTCCTGGTGAAAACGGAGCTCATGAATACGATTTATGAGCGGGACAAACAGATTTTCCTTCCGATAAGTGGATACGGGGAGGATGTTTCCTTCTGCATCCGGGCGAAGCGGGCCGGGCGCCGGCTGTGGTGTGATTCCAGGATCAAGGTCGGTCATCAGGCCAGAACAGTCGTGACGGAAGAAACATTCCGCGCATATAACAAGAAAGCAGGTGCAGAAAATGTCAATGCTGAATAGGGTGAAGCTGGCGCTCAGGATCACGCATACGAAGCTCGACAGCGAGATAAACGATAATATAGACGCTGCCCAGGAAGAGCTGGAGCGGGCAGGTGTGCCGCGGGAAGTGGCAACGGATCCGGAGAAATTCCCATTAGTAGCCAGGGCGATCAAAACATACTGTCAGAGCATGGCAGCACTGGATCAGAACCAGGCGGACAAATACATGGACAGCTTCCGATATCAGGCGGACAATCTGCGGAAATCGAGCCTCTATGGAGGGACGGAAGACGATGCAGAACGATGTGATTAAGCTGATCACCCAGACCGTGACCGTGAATGCCGTCGGAGACAGCATCATGACGGAAAGCGAGCGGGAAGTATTCGCAAAGGTTGAATCCATCGGGCTGAAGCGGAAGCTGGAAGCACAGGAGGCCGGGCTGAAGCTGGCATATAAATTCACGCTGTCGGATGCGTATGAATACGAGGACGAAGAGATCCTGGAATACAAGGGCACCCGGTACAATATCGTGAATGTTTATATCAACCAGTTCCAGGAGCCGGAGATCCTGACGGCAAAATACTGATCATGGGTGTTCCATCTGTATCAAAATTCACAAAAGACGGAGTAGAATTCACGAGCAGCGTTGACCGGGCGAATTATTACATCGACGAGCTCACCAGAGCGGCCATGAAGGACGTCGGGCGCTTCATCATGAAGCAATGCTCCAAAGAAGTGAAGGGGATCACAAAATTTCTCCGAAGAGCTCGATATGCTACGAGGAGATATCAATACTGGGTGCGAAAGAAAGAAAATGATCTGATCGTCGGCGTAGAGAATACGAGATACGGGGCGGAGACAGCCTGGTGGGCGGATCAGTCTGAGCTTGGCACAGAGAAGCAGCCGAAGCGCGGGATCCTGAGAAACGCAGTCTACAACAATATCGATAAGATCAGAGAAATCGAGGCACAGTATCTGTCCGCAATCGAGGACGAAATGAAAGCACAGTCACTCATTAATGAAAGCGAAGAGGAGGGCGCGGCGGATGAGGAATAGAACAACGAAGCTGAGGGAAAGCATCAAAGAGATCATCGTCTCCGCACTGGAAAATGCCGAACTGCTGGAAGATGAGGAAACTGTGCAGGGAGAAACCACGGGCACGGAAGGAGCAACCGGCACGGAAGAAACATCCGGAGCGGAAACTACAACCGGCACGGAGGAAGACACCGGCCTGCAGGTAGATGTTTTTTACGGGCAGGCAAAAAACGATCACAGCAAACAGTATGTGATATTCTCGGTGGAAGAAGTGACAAGGCTGGACGGCCGGATCGCTTATGAGCTCGAAGTGAATTGCATTGATTATGGCTATGATACGGAGTTCTGTGAATGCATGGCAGACTGTATCACGGATGCTCTCGATCATTCCGTCACGATCAAGCAAGAAATAGAATTTCATGTCTATGCGAACAGGCGGAACAATGTAAGCGCCCAGGATGAAAAGATCATCAGGCGCCGGCTGACTTTTGACCTGTATCTTTACGAAAGGAACTGATAAAAGATGTCGTTATTCTCGGGGATTACATCAACAACACCGAAGCATCTGCAGCTGGATGCAGGATGCTTCTTCAAAAACTACAACCTGAGCTCGGACACTCCTGCAACCGCGTCGGCAAAGCTCATCGGTGCGACGGCAGGAGGCGGATCCTTCTCCGCAGTGCCGACGATCCGACAGATCGAAATTGACGGCAAAAGAGGCGCTGTGAAGGGCCTCGAAACGATCGACGACTGGGTGGTCACTATAACGGCAAACGTCAAGGAGATCACGGCTGACGTGCTGAAGCTGGCACTCGCAGCAGGATCAAGCTCGGCATATACAGCATCCGCAGCAGCTGCAGCCTATACGAAAGTCGTGGCATCCAGCGAACTGGCGGATGCAGATTATATTGATAATATCACATGGATCGGCAGGATCTCAGGAAGTCAGAATCCGATCATCATTGTGATCAAGAATGCACTGGCCACGAACGGCCTGACGCTGACGGTGGCAGATAAAGCTGAGGGCGTGATCCCGGTCACTCTCACAGGGCACTATGCTCTGAACGACATGGAGACGCCTCCGTTTGAGATCTACTATCCGACGATCACAAGCTGAGAGGTCAACACATGAGAAAATTAAATACCTCCGACGTTTTCGCCTTCGCGAGGATCGTGAAGGCGAGCGGAATGAGGGAGGAGCTGAAAAAAATCCTGAAGGATGTGGCCGCATCTGAGACAAAGAACATCGAGGACGTCGGGATGGATACCATTCTGGCACTCCTGGAAGCTCTATCAGAGAAAAAGTCGGAGGCAGCGATCTATCAGCTGCTGGCAGGCCCATTCGAAAAAACGGCGGAAGAAGTCGAGAAGATGGAGCTGCCAGAAATATTCGAAAATCTACGCATGCTTTCGGAAGAAAATAATCTCAAGGCTTTTTTCAACTATGTCTCCGGTATAGCTGGGAAGAAATAACTGATCTGACATATCGGAGATACGGAGGCAGCATCCTGGATCTGAGCGCTGATGATGCAGTCGCTCTGATATCTTACGCATTTGAGCGGGAAGAAGACGAAAAGATCTTTGAGCGCTGGGTGCCGATAGCACAGCATGTCATGACATTCGATGCATTCAAAGATTCTCTGAAAAATCAGCCTGGCGTCATAGACGAGAAGGCAGTCGTGAAAGATGTGATGAGCATCATCGGATCAATGGAGCAGACCAATGGAAATATTTAAACTTGTCGGATCCATCATGGTGGATTCCGCAGAGGCACAAAACTCAATATCAAAAACAGGAAAAGACGCCGAAGGCCTCAGCTCAAAGCTGGCCTCCGGCGTCAAAACCGCAGGGAAATGGGCTGCCGGCATCGTGGCCGGAGCAACGGCCGTCGGTGCAGCAATGGTGGCAGCAGCAAAGGATACAGCTGCGGACCTCGACGTAATTGATAAAGCATCTATCAGAATGGGGATCACAGCGGAATCCTATCAGGAACTGGCATATGCTGCGGAGCTCTCCGGCGTCTCCATGAGCACCATGGAGAAGGCAGCGAAGAAGCTGGAGGGCACAGATCTAAACCTGGATGACGCGATCAATCAGCTGATGGCAATTGACGACGAATCTCAGAGGGCTGCAGCTGCTGCTGAGCTCTTCGGGGATAGTGTTGCCTATGAGATGACTCCCCTTCTCCAGGCGGGCGCTGAGGGCATGCAGAGCATGCGCGACGAGGCCAATGAGCTCGGACTTGTTATGTCCGGGGACGCGGTAAAGAGCGGCGCTGCCATGAATGACATGTTCACGAAGATCGACCAGAGCATCGCAACGCTGAAAAACAGCCTGCTCGTCGAGCTGATGCCTTATGTGATGGAGATCCTTCAGTTCCTGATCGACGAGATCCCGAAGATCAAAGAGATCATCCAGAAGGTCATGAGCGCCGTGATGCCGATTGTCAAGCCGATCCTCGAGGCAGTAATGTCGTTGTTTAAATCCATATTCTCACTGATAAACGGGGATGTGGAAGGATTCGCAACGAATTTCAAAAACGTGTTCTCTAATCTCGGCACAGCAGCTGTCACGCTCGGCAAAAACATCATGCAGAATTTCTGGAACGGCCTGGTAGAAGTCTGGAACGGGATCATAAACTGGTTAGGAAATGCTATAACAGGGCTGTGGGAAGATCTCAAAGGCGTGGGCCAGAAGATCGCAAATTTCTTCACCGGCGGGAACGCGCACGCCTCCGGCCTGGCTTATGTCCCCTATGATAACTATCCGGCACTGCTGCACCGCGGTGAAACAGTTCTGAATGCGAACGACAGCGCAGAGCTGATGGACATGGTGAGAAACAGGGATAAACAAAGCAACCAGCCGGAAGTGATCACGATCCCGGTGCAGGTCGTTTTGAATGGGAAAGTAGTCGGGGAAGCCTCGGCAAAATATAACAGAGACAAAGCGAGGGCATACGGATGATTCCTTACACATTTGAGATAAATGACGTGAGCTTCGCTTCGATCGTGAAAAAATACAGCTATTCGACAGACAGAATCCCGGTGGAATCTCCGCGAGTGACAACGATGAACGGCGTTGATCATGTGGCTATTATCCGATATCGCGGCGTCCTGTCGCTAGAGATCAATCCGCAGGATGAAACGTCATTCAATTCATTTTGCGCAGCTGTGGCTGCCGGCGTGCTGAAGGTGAAATATCGCTGCCTGCAGACAAAGACAGACGTCACGCAATACATGACCGTCAGCGGAATGCCTGGCACCCTGGCGATCCAAAATGCAAGCCGGAAAGTGATTGACGGGCTCGCGTTGACATTTACGGAGCTGTAACCATGCAGAACACTTCAGGAATAACTAATTATAGCACACTGATCGCCGGAAGCTATACGGTCGAGACGAAGGTCAATATCAACGGCGTTGACTACGGGGAAGACGTTCTGATCAGTGTGGAGACGTCCGGATCACTTTTCAAAGATAACATCCCGGCAATCGGCTGCTGCGTGAGCGGGGAGATCGATATCCGGATGTTGAAACCGTCGGCAACCATCCCGAGGATGGCAACGATCAAGCCGTATATACGGTTGTCGAATATTGCCGGAACAACAAAAAGCGGATGGCTGCAAAAAGGCGAATATTTCATCGACACCCGCAGCGTAACAAATAACGATGACGGGATTGATGTTCTTACCATACACGGATATGACGCGATGCTGAAGGCAGAAGCAACCTATCCGGACGATAATGAAACCTATCCGAAATCTGACTCCTATGTGGTGAACCTGATCGCGACGACGATGGGGATCCAGGTGGACAGCCGGACCACAACGCTCATGAACAACTCGTATCAGATCGGCCTGCCGGCATTTGCATCTATGCGAGAGGTCCTGAAAAACATCGCGTGCATGTATGCCGGCAATTTCTGCATCAGCCCAGAAGGAAAGCTGCGTCTGGTGCCTCTTAACAGCATCGGGAACGGGAGTGGAACAGCGGACCACCAGATCGCGCAAAACGCTGCACAGATGACTGTAGCGCCTGCATTCGCCGGTTTTTCAAAAGTAATCATCAAGACCGGAGAATACAATGCGAGCGGGAACGAGATCATATACGAATCAGGAAACACAACCGGAAGAACCCTCGAATGTGAAAACGACTGGGGCAGCCAGACGATCGCAGGAGATATCCTGAGCCGGATTTCAGGCTGGGCATATCAGCCATATGAAGCGACGAGTGTGGTGATCAATCCGGCGCTGGAGCTGGGTGACTCCATCAGCATAAACGGCGTTTACAGCGGGATTTATACGAGCACGATCTATTTTAACCGTCTATTCACGGCAGACACAGAAGCGCCTTATGACGAAGAAATAGATCATGAATATGCATATGAAGATCCTCGCGAGAAAAAGTATGTCCGGAGGATGGAAGAAGTAAAAGCCGAAATGAGCATCCTAGCGGGAAGCATTACGGCAAAGGTAGATAAAACAAAAACCGGGCAGACATTCGGGTGGACCGTCATAGATTCTCAGTGGAACGTATTCAACGAAGACGGGCCGATCCTCACGGTAAACGCCGGAGGGGCGTATATCAAAGGCGAGATCCAGGCGGACTCTGGCCTGATCGGTGGGTTTAACATCGGTACCGATGCGATATACCACACGATCAGCAGCTATGGCAGCACATCGAGCAACACCGGCGTGTATGTAGGAACAGACGGCCTGCAGCTCGGGAAGAAGTTCCTCGTGGATCCATACGGCAACGTGAGCGCTTCCGCGCTGACGGTGACAGGCGGATCGCTCTCAATCGGAGACGACGGGCAAGGGAATCCGATGTTCCAGGTAACGAGTGCCGGCGTCGTGACAGCGAAAAGCCTGGCGATCCAGGGCGGCACGATCAGCATCGGGAATAATTTCTATGTTGATGCGAATGGGAACCTGAGCGCGTCGTCAGGAACATTTTCCGGGAATGTGTATGCCGGAAATATCAAGTATGAGGCCACTACAACCGGAGCGGGAACTGTGAGCGGGCAAGCGCTCACCCTGGGATCCGTGACAGCCGGCCTCTCCGGGAACTCTCCGACGGGGCAGCTGAGCCTCGGCGCCAGTTTGAGCCTCGGATATGCGGACCTGTTCAATGCTGCAACCACGAGCGGGACAAGCACATATCCGAACTATTTCACGGCCGGGAGACTGATTGCACTGACGAGCGTCAGAACGAGCAATTATTATGTTCCGGCTGATCTCCCAGGTGATCCGGACACGAACCTGTCGAATCACTACCACTCGATAAACGTTGACGGCTCGAGGGTAATAATCGGAGGCCCATACAATTCAAGCACACCACCGTCTTTTAGCATTGCCGACACAGAATTCTATCAGAACGCTGTGTCGGCTGTCACGGTGAAATCTTACGGTTTTGAACAAGACGAGAACCAGGAAACAGACTACACAAAGCTGTACGTCGTCCTGGGCTTGAATGGTGAAACCACGAACACAGTCGGGAATCTGGATATTTCCGGAGCATACGATGCCGGACAAAACACGGGTGCCCGGACCGCAACGATCTCCGCGGTGACGATCGGATCCGCGGGAACCCCGTCGTATTCCTCAGAGGATCAAGTATATTATGCGAATGTATCCGTAACAGGAACAGCCAGGGGAACACTCGCGAACGGATCATATTATACAGATAACTCATACAGCCGGACGATCGCTGTTGATGTGACAACCGTCTACAATGCAGGCCTGACAGCCGGCCAGGGCGAAGGCGCGACGGGCGTCACTGTCACAGCAATCGCGCTGAATACGAACTGGGCAACATCTAACACCGGGTATGTTTACGAAACAGCGAACAACCGGTATGCAGTAAATGTAAAAGCGACTCTCAGCAATAACCGCGCATTTTCAAATACTGTTTATGTGCCGGCATCTGCTGCTTTCAGTGCTGGATTTACAAATGGGGCAGAGACTGCTTATGTTTCCTCTATTACGACAGGAGACGCGGGAACCCCGTCGTATTCCTCGGAGGATCAGGTATATTATGCGAACGTTGACGTAACAGCAACGGCAAGAGGAACGAGAGCAAACGCCACATACTACACATCCACGCGCACGATAACGAAGGCAGTGGACGTGACAGCCGTCTACAATGCGGGGAAAGCATCCGGCGCGTCTGATGTGACATTATCCGCCATTGCATTGAATACGGACTGGGCAACATCCAGCACCGGATACGTTTACGAAAGCGCGAACAACAGATATGCAGTAAATGTAAAAGCGACGGCAAGCAATGGCAATTACTCAACCCAGACGCTTTATGTATCGGCCGCAGATGCCTATAGTGCCGGATCAACAGCCGGCGCTGCCGGCGTAACATGCTCAACGATCGGGCTTGATACCGGGTGGTCAACATCCAACACCGGATACTCTTATCAGGCATCAAACAACCGGTATGCAGTCAGAGCAAAGGCCACGCTGAGCAATGGCGTAACATACTCCGCGACGCTTTATGTGCCGGATACGGATGCATTCAATGCCGGATCAACAGCAGGCGCCTCGGGCGTGACATTATCAGCCATTGCTTTGAATACGGACTGGGCAACATCCAGCACCGGATACGTTTACCAGACAGCGAACAATCGGTTTGCTGTGAATGTAAAGGCAACGGCCAGCAATGGGAATTACTCAACCCAGACGCTTTATGTGCCGGCAGCGGATGCCTATAATGCCGGATCTGCAGCCACGGCGATCAGCTCCGGAGCAGTCATTGCAACGGATTCCACGAACTACGGCACATATAGCAACAACTATAATATTTCTGACGCGAACGCATACATAACAACGAATTACAAATACGGACGGATAGAGCTGAAAAACGCTGCCGGGACCGTGTTGAAGACGATCCGCGTCAGGATGGCACGAGATCAGGACACTTCCGGAAGTGTTACAGTTTCGTCCGTAACGGCATTAACTACAGATTCAACCAACTATACAAGCTATGATTTTGCTGTATCAAGATCTGCGGGCGCAATGTACACAAGCGGCTCGTATATGTACGGTAGAGCAACGATCGCGCTCAGCAACAATGTCGAGAAGGTGCTGCGCTTCAGGGTGCCGGCGAGCACAAGCGCAACGATCACGAATGTCACGGTAGAACCGAAGACTGACACCACCGACGACATTGTTATTGAAGGCAATTACATTTACTGGAAAACAGTCGCAAAAGTTTACAATTCAAGCACTCTTCTCTATACGCAGAACGATGTGCTCGTTGATATTGGAACGGCCATTCAGTTCGCGTTTGATACTGCAGGAGCAAATAATTTCGATCATATTGCTGTACTTTCCACAGGATCCTCGAACTATACTTCCTATGACACAGGATACAACTGGGGGACGAAACTATACAACCCGACACTAAGTTCCGGCGGCAGCAGTGTATATGGCAGAATCGGCGTTTACAATGAAAACGGAACACTCCTCGCGACGGAACGCCTGGCACTGTCAATGTCAGTAGTCTCAGCTTCGACGTCTTCTGATTATAGCGATTATTACCAGTCAGGCGGGCAGTGGTACCTCAAGGTCCATGTGAAAAACAGCAGCACAGAGATCTATCAGACCGGGATAAATGTGCAGCACGCGGTAGACTATGGACGGCAGCAAGGCGGAGGCGGAGCAACAACACCGATCACGCTGCGATGCTCGAGCAAAACTAACAGCGGCGGCATAGCGAACACCTGGACATTTACGATCACGAGCACGGCGGACTATCCATTCGTAGCCGGCACGAGCTACAACTTCTATTACTAAGGAGGAGCCATGATAATTATCAAAACTGCAACAGGCAAGGAATTTGAGAGCGACTATGCAGTATCAATCCCGAACCCTCAGATTGCTTTCATCCGGATCCTGGGGCATAGCCGGGGAGAAATCAGCGAGATCTTCTCTGATCCTTCCGAGCTGCCCGTCGAGGGATTTCCAGCGTTTCATACTGTGGCGGAAGTCATAGATGAAGATACAGCCATCAAATTAATTTTAAAACCTTAAGGAGGCAAAAAAATGGAAACAATGAATGAAAAGTACATCCTGATCCCGCGTGAAGTGTTCGATGCATGCATTAATACGCTCAAGCTGATCCACCCTGTAGATTTTGACGGGATGGACAAGCTCGTGGCAGTGGTGGCAACATTCCTGAAAGCAGCTGCTCAGGGCGTCCAGGAAGGAAACGGCCAGGCAGAGGATCCGGAAGGAATGAAGCTGGAAGTGATCGAACCGGAAGAACAGACTGAGGTAAAGAAACCGCAAAACGGGAGAAAGAAATGAGATGCATATGCGCGAAAAAGAATTCTGATATCCCTCTCGGGCGGACCGGCGAGAATGACGTCGAAGGCGTGAGCTTCGACGTCAAAGACTGGCCGAGTCTTTACGGAGAGGGAGGATCATTTGTCCTCGTGCATCAGAGGCCGGGAGACACGCAGCCGTATGTTTGCGCGACTGCGGTGGGCAGTTCCGGTAATCTGGTGTGGGTGATCCAGGACACTGACGTGCAGTTCACCGGCAGAGGCGAAGCACAGCTGTCTTATGTTGTGGATTCCAAAGTAGCAAAATCTGTGATCTTCACGACGCGGATCAGCAGGTCCCTCGACCAGGAAGGCGAGCTGCCGGAGCCGTATGAATCCATGATCGAGGATCTGATCGAGGCTGCAGCGAATATCACGACGGAGGCAAATCGAGCGGAAGCAGCTGCACAAAATGCAGCACAAAGCGAAAGCAATGCGGACACATTCCAAAGGAGTGCAGCGCAGTCAGCCGTCAATGCACAGCTGAGCGCCCAGGCAGCTGCGACAGCTCGAGGGAAAGCAGAAGCAGCGCAGACGGCAGCAGAAACAGCCCAGGGGAAAGCTGAAACAGCACAGACAGCTGCGGAAACAGCCCAGGGGAAAGCGGAGACGGCACAGACAGCCGCGGAAGCAGCCCAGGGAAGAGCGGAAGCAGCTCAGAACGCGGTCGAGAACATGACCGTTTCCACGGAAACGCTGCCTCCTGGATCTTATGCAACAGCAGAAAAAACTGTCGATCAGGAAACAGGGCTGGTAAATATCGCTTTCGGGCTCCCGCAGGGCGAAAAGGGTGAACAGGGCGACGACTACACCCTGACGGCACAGGATCGGGAGGATATCGCAGAGCTGGTAAAAGATGACACGGATATCTTCCAGGATTCAACCGGCCAGGACATTGAGGAAATTCTGAACACGATCCGGGGATATGTGCAGATCATTTCGAATTTCGTCGAATACACCGGCGACACGGAGCTGAGCGACGAGTCAACGATGTGGGTGCAGAATAGAGTGCTGAAAGCTGCGATCGATACGATAAACACTGCCCTGAGCGGGAAACAGGCGACGCTGACGTTCGATAATGTACCGACGCAGAACAGCAGCAACCCGGTAAAGAGCGGAGGTGTTTTCAGCGCGCTCAATGATATCATTACAGCCCTGAGCGGGAAACAGGCGACGCTGACGTTCGATAATACCCCGACGGAGAACAGCAGCAACCCGGTAAAGAGCGGAGGCGTCTACAGCGCAGATAAAGCAATGGATGACGCGATTAAAGCCGGCACGGAGGCAACAGCAGATTATCACCTGGGCTTTTACCTGGACGAGAACGGAGATCTCATCCAGGTGGATGACGAATAAAGAAAGGAAAATCTATGGGCAAAGTAGGAACTGAAGCGACTCTCCTGGAGATCAAAGGACTTACTGATGATATCCGGACCTTTACGGAAGTCATAGCGCAAGGCGCGACAATCGATTCCCTTTTAGGATTCAAGAAGCTCGTGCGTGACGGCAAAGCGCAGGCGCTGCTGCCGGTCGGGACGCAGCTCTTCGATAAGTGGGCGAAGGCAGCCGGCACGGAATATAATGCTCCGTGGGATATCGTGCATTATGATGCCGCCGGCAATGCATATCTGAACTGGCATTTCTGCTATCCGGACGGCGTGCAGTTCGACGCGCCGGAGGCGATCTATTATGCCGGCCCGGACGGACTGCCGGCAGGACAGTATTATATCCAGATCGGCAGCGCATGGGGACAAGGATGGGCATCCACAAAGGCCATCAACTTCACGCTGACAGCCGATATGGCTGCCGGAGATCAGCTGTATATCGACTGTGGAACGAGCAATAATAATGATCCGACGAGTGGGAGGACCTGGAACGTATATGCACAGGGCAGCACCACGAGCAAGCAGACCGGGACAACCAGCGAAGGCACAACCGGCACATTGCTCGGCACGATCGGGGCAACGAATATCCATAAACCGGAAGGGAACATAAACGGCATCTCAAGGGTGGTGTATGGATATGGCAGATGGAGCCAGAGCGCGGTCAGGCAGTGGCTCAACAGCACGCTCGCGGCAAACAAATGGTGGACGCCACAAAACCCATGGGATCGCCCGCCGGGACAGCATTCAACATTGCGAGGATTCCTTGCAGGATACTCTGAGGAATTTGTGGCAGCGCTCGACACGGTGGACGTCGTGACGGCCCTGGACACGGTGGAAGGGCTTACTGATACAACAGAGACAACTCAGGACAGAATATTCCTGCCTTCTCTGCAGGAAATGTATATCAATCCGGAGCTCGCAGATGTGGAGGGCGTTGACTGGGATTATAACAAAGCGCTCGCAGCAGAAGCAGGCCTGGACGGAAAATTCCAGCGTAGTCAGACATATCCGATCCTGAAGAAGTATATTATCAGTGACCAGTCCTCTGCTGCATACGTGTGGCTGCGTTCGTGCTATCGTGGCAATGCGGGCAATGCATGGTATGTCACCAACAGCGGCTACGTCAACTACTACCTCACCGCGAGCTCCGCGCTTAGAGGCTGCCCCGCCTGTAAAATCCTCAAGAATGCATCCTCATAATCTTCCAATGGCGCCCGCACACCTGCGGGCGCCTGGAGTAAAGAAAGATGCCAAATAAAAACGATCACAGGCCGAACGATTTTACTCCGGTGGTCGGGGCAATGTATCTCGCGGATTACGTTCTGACGATAACGGATAACATCAATAAGTTTCCGGATTTTATTCAGACAGAGAGGAAGAATCCTGACGGGACAGTGACGGCCGTATATATCCAGCGCCAGGATTCACTTGTGAACTGGGTGCGGGAGCAGGCGAAGGCGATTTTTATCCTGACATATACGGCAAACGAAATAAACGTGATCCGGCAGCCGTGGCGGAAGGACGAGCGGCTGGCAAAACAGGCAGAAGCTATCCGGTTATGCGGTGAGCATATGGCAGCGATCCAACTGTGCAGGAAGCATTTTCATCTTTCCACCCGAAAGGTGAAGCACTGGGGAAAGCAGACGAGGGAGCTGCGGACCGCGATCGAGGGATGGCATGAATCAGATAAAAGCAGATACAAAAATATCTGACTTTTAAATTTGGGCTGTAGGCTAAACTCTGCTGCTAACGTGTGGCTGCGTTCGTGCAATCGTGGCAATGCGAACAATGCATGGAATGTCAACAACAGCGGCAACGTCAACAACAACAACGCGAACAACGCGAATAGAGGCTGCCCCGACTGTATCACCTGAGCTGTAAGGACGGCATGCAGTGCCGTTACGCTGAAATGGTAAGAGATTACAGGGAGCCGAATGCCCAGCCGAAAGGCAGAACAACACTTCGGAGATGCGGCCATCCCGGAAGGAATGCTGTCCGCTATTACTCCGCGGAAACAATGACAGAATTTGATAAATCAGTAGAATTCGAAGCACTCTATGACTCTATGTGGAGATGCCGGTGCGGAAAGATGTGGAAGGCCTCAGTGGCGCGTTTTGTCATTCACGGGATCGACGAGACGCTGAAGCTGGAGGAAGAGATCGCTGCGGGGACCTATATTCCCCGCAGGCCGCACACGTTCACGCTGACCTATCCGAAGGTCCGGCCATGTTCCTCGACTCATATCCGGGACAGGGTCGTGCAAAGAAGCCTCAATGATAATGTCGTATATCCGAATATGACCAGGAGCTTTATCTGGGATAATATGGCATGCCAGAAGGGCAAAGGAACAACGAAAGCAATGGACCGGCTGAACACATTCCTGCATCGGTATTATATCAACAACGGGAACAGTAATGCCGGATGGGTGCTTCAGTGCGATATCGAGGGCTATTACCGGAACATGCAGCACACAGAGGCAAGGGCATGCTTCAGCCGGCACCTCGATGAGCGAACTGTCCAGAATGCATTCAAATGGTTGCACAGGCAGTATCCGAACGAAATCGGATATGAGCCAGGCAGCCAGATGGTGCAGATCCTCGGAATATCCTTGCTGGATCCGTTTGATCACATGATAAAAGAGCGGCTGAGGGCGAAGATCTACGAGCGATATATGGATGATTTTTATATCATTTCAAGCGACAGGGCATTCCTGGAGGAATGTCTTGCGGAGATGCGAACCGAACTGGCAGCCATCGGCATGCATCTTCACCCGAAAAAAACCAGGATATTTCCGCTGAAGGACGGGATCTGTATGCTCGGTTTTACTTTTCGCCTGACGGATTCCGGGAAGGTGATCCGGATCATCAATCCGAAGAACGTGAAACACGAGAGAAAGAAGCTGGCCAGAATGGCAGCAAAGGTCCGGAAGAGAGAAATATCGAAAGCAGATTTCTATGCCGGATATGAGGCATGGAAGGCCCACGCCAGAAACGGGAATTCCTGGAAGCTCCTGCAGAAAATGGATCAATATGTCAAAGAACTGATGAAAGGAAACGGTGAGGAAAATGACTGTACTGCCAAAGGTAGCAGCAGAAATCAATCGCAGGCTGGAGCATGTCACGGCCATGGAAATGGATCAGCAGGCCATCACTGACTATAATATCATGATGGGGAACCTGGAAGACCCGAACGAAGAAGAGGAGGAAGAGGAAGATGAATGAACACTCCGAAAAGTTTGAGGTAGTAAAAGGGCATTATGATAACGGCAGATGGAAGAAAAAGGCCGTAAAAAATGCCGTCGTCAAAGGATGGATCACCGCGGCAGAGTATGAGGAGATCACCGGAGAGGTTTATGCATGAACCAGCTGATAAATCTTGATGCGAAAGAGCTGCGCGGAATAGTAGCCAAAGCGCTGGGCCTCCAGGAGGAGAAAGTGGTCAATACCAGATTCGGCATAGCGATTAAAGAGACGCCGATGGAAGAGATCGAGCGCAGGATTAAGGCCTTGCAGGAGCGTGAGGGTGATTGATATGTGGAATCTATTATGGATCATCCCGGCGTGCGTCATGGCCGGCATATGGATCGCTGCGTTAATTGACGCGGGGAGTGACAGAAGATGAGCAAGCAGACAATCTGGCAACGGTTAAAGGCAAAAGGATTCAGTGATATCGCTGTGGCTGCCATCATGGGGAACCTGGAAGCCGAGAGCAATTGCATCAGCAACAGAATCCAGGGAGACTTCACGAATGGATACCAGCGCTCTGCACAATATACGGCCCAGGTGGATGCCGGGAACATTAACCGGCATGAATTCATTTACAGCGGGCCAGGAGGCGGAGGATATGGGCTTGCACAGTGGACACTGAATTCCAGGAAAGCCGGGCTGTATGATCTGGCCAAAAAGATGGGGACATCGATCGGGGACGAAGCGATGCAAATCGAATGGTTATGCCAGGAGCTGCAGCTGGGTGAATACAGAAAAGTGCTTGAAACGTTGAAGGCGTCACCGTCTATCCGGGAATGCTCTGACGTGATCGTGAAGATCTACGAGCGGCCTGCTGATCAGAGCGAGGCAGCGCTGAAGCTGCGGGCGGAATACGGCAGGGAGATGTATCAGCAATTTTCGACCGGGGAAGCGGAGGATCCGGGCGGGATCCCGGACGACACGACGATCCGGATCACAGATGAAGAATTCAAAATCTATAGCAAAGCGCTCCTGGCAGTGAAAATGCTGAAGGATCTCATAGCGCTTGTCAAGGAGTTCGAAGAATGAACACATGCAAAATATGCGGCGAACCGGCACCGGAAGGTGAGGAATTTTGCTGGTGCTGCAAGCACACAAAGCTGCATCCGACAGGACCGAAACCGGAAACCGAAGAAAATGAAGAAAAGCAGGAAGAAGAAAATCCTGTCGATCATTACGAGGCAATTCGCCACGAGTTTTATCAGGTATGGGAAAGCATCGACGAATTGAAGCGCGGGCACCGGCTGATTGAAAAAATTTCAATGAGGGTAAAGAGATGGATACAGCAATTAAGGTCGCACTGATTACCGGGACATTCGGGTTGATCGGGAGCATTTTGGTAGCAGTAGTTTCAGCAATAACCACAAAAACAGCTGTGACGCATAAGCTGGAGACAGCACAGGCTGTCACAGACACAAAGATCGAAGAACTGACGCGAGAAGTCAGAGAGCACAACGAATTTGCAAAGCGGATGCCGGTGCTGGAGGAAAAAATCTCTGTAGCGAATCACCGGATTGATGATCTGGAAAAGAAAGGGGCATGAACATGGGTATTGATTGGTTGAATATTTTAGAACGTGCAGCCTGGACCTTTATCGAAGGCTTTCTGATCGCGCTGCCGACGTCTCTCTCCATGGAAATGGACGGAGCAGCGTGGAAGGCCGCGCTCATGAGCGCGATGATGGCAGGCCTATCGGCAGTCAAGACGCTGATCATCGAGATCATCCAGAAAAATAAGCAGTAAAAATCGAAGATCCTCCACCATTTTGGCGACGGCACCGAAATGGTGGAGGATCTTTTTCTTTCCTGCCGGAATTCAGTTAGCATTTTAGTTAGCATTTTTATTTTCGCGGAGCGAAAATCATTTTCGCACAGCGAAAATAAAGGGGAGAAAAAAGTTCACGGATAAAATAATTATAGCCGAAAAGTGATGAAAAATCCCAGAGTAGAGATGATCTCGTACTCTGGGAGCTGGCAGCGGGAGAAGGATTCGAACACTCCGCAAAATTGCCTCACTTGACCAGGAAAATCAGGCATCCTCGGCCTCTGAGTTAGCATTCTTGTTAGCATTTTGAGCATTTTCCTGGAAATAGAAGGAATAGAAGGACGACATGGCATTCTGATATCGCGTCATATCAGCCTGGGCAATGTGCGTATAAATCCGGTGCATGGTGCCGGAATCCGTCCATCCGCCGATCTCCATGGCGATCTTCTCCGGGATCTGCAGGTGATACATCAGAGACGCGCAGGAATGCCGGAGGCCGTGGATCCCGACATTCGGCAGATTATTCTCCCGGCAGATCTTCTCAATGCCGTACCGGAGGCCATTCTGGCTGATCCTCATCACCGGGCCCTTCGGCCGGCGATCCCTCTCCAGCGCCTCCTTCAGCTCCGGGATCATGAGCGGGACATTCCTGGCGGATCCTGCCGTCTTATTCTGGGCCTTCCGGACGCGCTTGTTATTCTCATCCAGGACGACGGCACCGCGCACCCGGATGAATTCCGGATTTTCAGGAATATCCTTCCAGTCGAGCGCCTCGATCTCAGAGGCCCGGAGCGAGCTCAGCGCCAGGAGCGCCGGCACGGCGTAATGCGTATCCTTCACGGCAGCCACGAAGATCTTGATCTGGTCCGGCGTCAGGAACGGCCGGTCATTCGGCGGCAGGCCGGGGAGCTTCACTTCCGGCGGATAGGATCCCGTCACCTCATGCACAACACTGCGGATCAGGCCCCAGGCATTCCGGAGCGTTTTCGGGGAGCATAGTGCCGCTTCCCTGTTGACGATCTTCTGCCATTCCTCCGGCCGGATCTCCGCGAGGATCCGCGGCATGATGTGCTGGAATCTGTTGTCCTGGATGATCCTATATCCTCGGATCGTGAGCGGGCTCAGCGTATTCGACCGCACCCGGATGTAATTATCAATCGCCTGGGTGACTGTGACGGTATTCTTCGCAGCCGGCGCCATGGTCCGCTTTCCGACGAGATATTCCGCCTTCACGAGCTGGGCCATGTGCACGCATTCCTTCTCAGTGGAGGCCGTGACCGTCGTGGAGACGCCTCCCAGACGCAGCTGTATAAAGTAGTTCCCGGAAGACATTTTCCGGGCTTTCGGCGTTTTCATAAAGCACTCCATTCCTCGGCGCTGCCTTTTGGCAGCGCTTTTTTTCGTGGCTTGATTCTGACTTGGAAAGACTTGGATTTGACTTGGAAAAGACTTGGAAATGGCTTGGATCCGGAATCAATGTGCAGCCTGACGGATCAGCCATTCGAAACGGACAATATTTTTTTGTATTTTTCGCTCGTGACGAGATCATCGCATAAACTGAGGATCTTCTGCTTCCCTTCATCGTTCATCATGTTGTATTTATCCAACAGCTCTGCCTCGTCAGAAGTTAAGGACCGCATTGAAGATCTATCGGAGATTTGGCCATACATTTCGTCCAGGGTGACGCCGAAAATGCTGCAGGCCAAAACGAGCGTATCAATATCTATGGAGTTTTTGCCGCTTTCCCAGTTTGAAACAGCCGTATTTTTCACACCGAGCATTTCGGCAAGCTGTTTCTGAGTGTATCCGGACCTTTTGCGATAATAGAGGAAATTTTTTGCAAGCTCGTCGCGGATGGATGCCATGTGATCACCTCATTTCAGATTTTCTGAAATGAATATATAACAGAGAAAACAAGAAATCAAGAAAATAATACAGAATTCCTGAAATTAATTGTTGACATTCCAGATATTCTGTATTATTTTTATTAAAGAATCCAGATTTTCTGGAATTTAAGGAGGTGAGCACATGCTTTGTGAACGAATCAAAAAGTATATCGAGGAGAGTGGCATGAAATTCGGCGTAATTGCCGAGCGGGTAAACATTCCCATGAACACATTCTCCGCGATGATGAACGGCAAGAGGAAAATCACAGCGGAGGAATATTTCGCCATTTGCCAGGCGCTCGATGTTCCCCTGGAGCAATTCGTGGCATAAAAAAATGCCCTGAGCGGGCACAAAGAAAAGGAGTGCAATCATGCTGAGTTTAGAAAATGCGATCCAGAGGTGTTTCGACCGCTGCAATCTGGATCTTGAGAAGGATGAGGACTGCATCTATAGGTACATGTACCAGTACAAGGCAATTGCTGCATTGCCGGATGCGGAATTCGATGCCGTTTACGACAGGATCTCCGAATGGCTCGGACTGAGGAGGCCTGCACGATGAACAGGATCAGGAGAAAAGCGCTGCAGGATCTCGCTGATAAAATCGAAGCTCTCCAGGCGGAACTGGAAGCCCTCGGAGATGAGGAAGCCGAATACCGGGACAACATGCCGGAAAGTTTTTACGGCAGCGAACGATATGAGAAAGCGGACGCTGCCTGCGATAGTCTGAGCGCAGCCTATGACAGCCTGCAGGAGGCGATCGACAGCATCGCGGAAGCGATCGAATAAAAAGGGAGCGGCACCGGATGCTGCAAATCCGATGCCGCGGTGTGAAATTGGAGTGCTCTCATGCCGAGAACATCTCCATTATAGCAGATCATGGAGGTATTGGCAAATGACAAATACAAAGAAAACCACCAGGGCGCTGAAACAGCTCGCCGCGGAGAAAAAGCAGCGCGAGCGCGTGATCCTGATCATCGACACGGCCCTGGCCGCGCTCGACATGGACTGCCGGATGCTCAGCCAGATGACGGATATCGGATACCAGACGCTGTGCAGACGCCGGCGTGGGGAATGTGATTTCACACTGCAGGAGATCAGCAGGATCGCGAACGCGCTGAACATGGACGCGCAGACACGGGCTGCCATTTGCGGATCCAGAGAAAAATGCCGGTATGAGCCGGGATTCAAAATATAACAGGAGGCAATCATGGGTAGAGGAAGACCGAAAAAAGAAACACCGGTAACGCTGGAAACGGCAGAAACGCCGGAAACGCTGGAAGTAACGCTGGAAACGGCAGAAACGCCGGAAGGGCCTGCGCTGCCGTGCTGCATGAACTGCGGCCGGGTGCTCCTGCCGACGATGCAGAGATACACCGTCAAATACAGAAAAAAGGGCATCGCAATCGTATGTCCTATTTGTGCTCAAAGTCGCACCGTGCGGCTGAAAACACCATACATCTCAGTGGATGCTGCAAGACTGTTGAAATTAGGAAAGGAGTGGTCATAACTATGCTGCCGAGATGGTATTCTTCCCTGCTGATCTGGGACAAGATCCTGATCATTCTGTTCGTGCTGTTTTCGATATTTCTGATCACTGCCCTGGTGATCCTGAGCGCACCGGAGCGCCGGCGCTGGGTGTACCGGAAGCTCGAGAGCTTCGCGGATCGCCTGGAAGCCTGGACCGAAATGATGCGGGATGACGAGCGCTTTGATCCGGAATGGATGAATGAGGAAGCCTGGAAGCGCACGCGGCCATATACGAGCTGGAGGCCGAAATCATGAACAAGAAAACAATGAGAGGCGACGCCTACGAGCTGCAGCGGAAAGCCTGGGAGAAGCAGCTGCAGCCGAAGAAGCCCAGGAAGAGAAAAGCGACCGCAAAGGAAACGAAAAAAGACAGGGAGGAGCTATAAATGATCGTTATCACGCTGATAATCTTTGCGACGTCTGTGGCCAGCTACATCGTCGGGATCCAGATAGGAAGGCGCCTGGAGCGCATGGAAAAAGAAGACCAAGAAGAAGACCAGGAAGAGGAAAACGTGGGCAATCTGATCTCCCATGTGGGATATGACGCAGCGCAGTGCGGGAGGGAGAAATGAACGGTTACGCATTCGAAGCGGAACTGCAGCCGGATGGATCCTATAACATTGCGATCAGCGGCGTGAAATATCACTGCAAAGACTGGGAGGACGTCACGGCCACCTACAAAAAGCACATGGATCACAAAAAGAACGGAAGTGATAATGATGCAGACCTTCAGGGAAACATTTGACGATTCGAAGCAGTTTTATCTGCCGGATGGCAGGCCCTTCGAGGAGGTGCCGATCCAGGAGCAGGCGATCCACCACGACGATTCAATCCTTTACTGCCTGATCGTGCAGGTGATCACGCAGGCCGTGCAGGACTGGCAGAAGCTCAACAAGGGAGGCCGGAAAGATTATGTGCACGCTGACGGCGGAGTGATCTGGAGGAATGAGGTCCTGAGATTCTTCAATGGATCTTTCTGCTGCAACATCCTGGAGCTGCTCATGCCGGAACTGACGCAGCAGGAGGCGCTCATGAACATGAACTCCATGGACTTCAACAGGCGCCAGATAGGCGTAAGCCGGAGAGGCCTGCTATGAAGGATCCAAAACAGGCAGCCAGGGAGCTCCGGCAGATCTACGACATTAAATTCCGGCTGCAGATCCACGCTAATGGTGACTATGAATACGCCTGCACGCCGGGGATCGTCTCGCATATCAAGGAAACCTGTCTCGAGGCCGCGGATGTGATCGATAACCTCCGGGCGGATCGCGACAGTCTCCAGGAACTGCTGAACGCGTACAGTGGCAAGTGATGAAAGATCCCGCCAGAAGCAGCGGGAGGAATTCCAAAACCGGACCTATGAGACAGTTCCGGATGCTGTGACAGGATACGATTTCGAAGCAACGACAATGCGGGAATGCCCTCACCCGGCAATCCGGAAAAAATATCAATTCTATGACGGGCGCTGCCCTGTCAGCCCGTGGACGTGTAAATCGAAATGCAAATACGCGATCACGTTCACCGGCCATGGAGGCGTCGCCTGCGGATATAAGGAGAAGAAATGAATCAACCACCGTTAGGGGCAAAACCGTATTATGTTGCTATTCCGGATCGTATTACTGATTTAGCCGAAGCAATTATCCGCAATGCAAACGACACGAGCGGGAAATGCAAAGAATGGGCGAATGAAATAATCCTATTGTCAGACGTAATGGAAAAGATCAGCAACAGAAAGGAGAGTAAATGAAATTTAGGCCGAAAGTAAAAATCAAAAAGCGGAACAATGTCGTTACAAGCATTCTCATCGACGGAGAAGAATGGGCGCCATTTTTGACAGATTTTCGGATTTCCTGCACGAATGAATATAACACGGAATTAACACTTGATATCCCATGCAGTGAAATTGAAATAACAGATACATACACATGAAGATCTGCAAATGCGGGGCGCCGATCAGATTCATCACAACGAAGAACGGGAAATTCTTCCCGTGTAATGACGAGCTGATTGAGTATAAAGCCGATCCGGAAGGTGAGGATTTTATCGTCGATGAGAAAAGCGGAGAGCTGATCCGCTGCACGTTTGAATTTCAGTGCCTGCCGACGGGCCTGGGCAGGATCCCGCACTGGGCAACATGCCAATTTGGAAACGATTTTCGGAAGAGGTGAAAAATGACACTGACAAAAATAAACGATTCGGGAGAGCGCACAGAATTTGAGACGGGTGCGGTAAGGGATCTGCACGAAGGCAAAGGAAGATTTGATCTGCTGCCGATGTGCGTTTTGCAGAGGCTTGCAATACATTACGAAAAAGGAGCAAAGAAATACGCGGAAAGAAATTGGGAAAAGGGAATCCCTGCCCACAGTTTCGCGGACTCTGCATTGAGGCATATGGTGAGATATCTTGACGGACAGAACGACGAAGATCATCTGATCGCTGCTATATGGAATCTATGCGGGCTTGCCTGGACAGAGGAAAAAAAGCCGGAGCTGATGGATATTCCGAGCAGAAAACCATAGGGAAACATTATTTTAAGGAGGAGCCATGAAACACACAAAACTGATCAATGACCTGATCCTGGCATCCGGCAATCCGGAGATGATCTCGGAAGAGAGAAACCTGATGCAGGAAGCCGCGACGGCCATCCGAGAACTACAGGAGGAACTGCTGAAGAAGTGGATCCCAGTATCAGAGCAACTGCCGAAACCTTACGAGCCCATTATTCTCGCAAGAATTTATGAGCCGGGGAAGCCGCTGAAAATCGAGGCGGGAATGCTCCAAACGGGCGGATGGTGGAAAGTTTACGGGACGAACGTAAAAAGAGGCGTCCTATGCTGGATGCCGATGCCGGAAGCGCCGGAGGTGGATCAGGAAACATGAAGAAAAAACGCGATAAAATGATATCGCAATTCCTGAAAGAACGAAGAGCGGCCTTCACAGCATTTGTGATGGAGGATGATTTTGACGCGGCTGTTGATTACGCGAGAAAATGGGGAGTAGAAACGCCGCGAAATATCAACGTGTTTAAAATCGGGATGTATAAGGCTGTTCTTGATTGCACAGATATCCCGGAATATGTAAAAGTATCAGCAAAACTGAAATTGGAAGCGCTTAGAAAAAAGCTGAGAGGAGAATAAATGAAAACTGTGGAAATAATCCCGTGCATCTGCACACCGGAAAAGAAAACAAAAGACGGCACGAGCGGGCTGCCGATCATCGGAATGTATTTCGAAGGAGAGGATCTCATGCTTTCAGCATGCTGTCCGAAATGCGGAAGAGGAAACCGTTACGACGGCCGGCAAACGCTGGAAGAGGCGCTGGAAGCATGGAATGACATGCAGACACGACTCCGGAACAAAATCCCGGATTTTACAATGAAGAAGATCAAAAACGGTTTCAGGGCAGATCTGGACGGCTGAGAAAGGGGGAAAAAAGGTAAATGAATTTCAAGAAATTAGGATCCGTATTATCGAAGCGGAAAATGCTGAATCTCAGCCTGGACAGTGAGGGCGTACAGTGGGCCGGTGATAACCTGGCCATGTATGAGCTGAGCGGGATGCCGGCATTCACAATCGACACTCTGCTGTTTGTTTTCGGCGTCAACATGGAGAAGAAGGACGCCTGGCTGACAAAGGAAACGATTTTCCCGGCGGATTACGACACGACGCTGGAGATCACGGACGATCTGCCGATCACTATCGACGAAAATTCTATCTGCTATCACGGGACGCAGTATTCTCTGCTGCATGCTGTTGACAGGTGTTTCGTCCTTCCGGATCGTTACCTGATGCCGATCTGGTCGGATCAGATGCATCTATTCCTCCGCGTCATGCCAAAAACCGGAGAGATGAAGATCATCGCAAAGGAAGGGCTGTTCATTTCGGCCATCTTCGAGCCGATCAAAGCGGATCAGGATCTCCGAGACTGGTTAATAAAAACGAATAACGCAATTTGGTGAGGAAGCGGAAGGTTTTGAGCACACGGCACCGGCACACGGTGCCGCATCCTGAGAACCTTTTGAACCTTGAAAGCTGAAGATCCTTCTATTATAGATACGCGCACGCGCACGCGTATCTATGAGGGACCTTTTAGCGTCTAACATTAGAACAACCTGGAACGGGAGCGGGAGATGCGACGTCTGATGGAGTACAAGATCATTTCCGGTCGTGTTGTGGAAACAAAACGATCTTACTTTTCTGTGAAGGAATATTCTAAACCCAGGGGGACACGGCGCGCCGGCAATACGAGCGAGCGGAAGATCAGGGCGAACGAGAAAAGCAGTACGAGAAACCTTGCCAGGGTGATCAACTGCAATTTCGAAGCAGGAGACGTTTTCTGCACTCTGAGCTATGACGGCATGCATTATCCTCCGGATCTGGACTATGAGGGAGCAAAGCAGCACCTGAAGAAGTTCCGGGCAAAGCTCCGGAGAGCGTATGCCAAAGAGACAGGAGAGGCCCTGAGAGCGATCTGGGTGACGGCGAACTGGAGCCCTCACAAGAATGCACCGGCGCGGATCCACCACCACATGATCCTCCCAGGAAACGCTGTAGAGCTCGCCAGGGTGATCTGGCAGGAATTCGGAGGAGCCGGATCCTTCAAGATGGAAGGCCTCGATGGCCGCGGTGATCACACGGATCTCGCATCATACATGATGGAGAACGTGCACGGCCGGCCTGCCGGAGAGAACAAATGGAGCTGCTGCCGCGGGATGGATCGGCCGATCTACACCGAGCCCGTGGAAGTGACGGATATGGAAGACATGCAGCCGGACTATGGCAGCACGATCAAAGACGTCGAGGAAGTGCGCGATGAAGAAGGCACCCTGGTCGGCAAATACATGCGATGCCTGCTGAAAGAGCGCCCGCGCATCAGAGGCGGGCAGGTCATACTCCCGAGAAAAGAATCCAGGAGGCGGACATGAGCAAACCGAGAGAACCATGGTGGCCATACGTCAAAAACGTGATACGGAAGTATCCGGCATATAAAGCGGAGCTGAAACTGTTGAAAAACCAGAAGATCACTCCGGGATACAGCAAAACAAGCGGACGCGGGAAAACGCAGCGAAAAACGGAGGCAATCGCATTGAGACAGCTGCCGCCGGGTGATCAGGTGCGCTTTGAGGCCGTAGAGAGAGCGATCATCATCACAAAAGCGATGCCCGACGGGAAATGGAGATATAAGCTGATCGAGCAATACTATTTCCAGAAGCATGTCGCAAGGCTGTCTGATATTGCATTCTCCTGCAATGTCAGCGAGGCAACAGCCTGGAGATGGCATGCCGATTTCGTGCGTCTTGTGGCGGAGCAGCTGGAAAAGCGCGGGGCGTTGATTAGGTAACATAATAGCAGCGAGCCAAAGAAATGCGAGATAATGGCACTATCGAAAAATATCGCAGCGGGCGGAAGAAGTGGTCAGATCTTCCGCCTTCTGCGTTTCTGCCGCCGGGTGCAGGTTATTGGCGGCATCACTTTTGCCGGTGCTCAGGCTTTTTCATGACATCTGTTTTTACTCTCCTTTCTCATCCATACAAGTTCTTTCTCATCACAGAACCTCCTTACAGATAGATTCACCTGCACCCATTTCTATGCGAAAAATTCATACACGAAAGAGAGATTTTCATGGAGCCGAAAATTTCTGTTGTGATTCCCGTCTACAATGGCGGGCAGTATCTCCGGCAGTGCTTCGATTCACTGCTGGATCAGACGCTGAAAGAGATCGAGATCATCGCTGTAAACGACGGCAGCACCGACGAGGAGACGCTGAAGATCCTCGACGAGTACACAGATCTGGATCCGCGCCTGCGTATCCTTCACCAGGAAAACCACGGCGCCGGATATGCGATCAATCGCGGCATGGAGATCTCGAGAGGGATCTATTTCTGCGAGCAGGATCAGGATGACTGGCGGGAGCCGGACGCGCTGAAGATCCTATGGGATGCATCCGAGAACGGACGCCTGGACGTCGTGAAGGGATCCTGGAGAGGCCACCAGAACGGCACGATCTTCGAGGTCGAGAACTGGCCAAAAGAGTGGCATAACGAGACTGTGATGCCGCTGGCGCTCAGCACGAAGGGCCTGTCAAAGCTGATCAGCTCGCCGCCGACGGTGTGGACCGGGATCTATAAATTCGAATTCCTGGAGGAATACGGGATCGCCTGGAACGAAACGCCTGGCGCGAAATACCAGGACACGGCATTCGGCCTCAAAACGAAGACCTTCGCCGGATCCTTCAAGATGCTCAACACTCCGGTTTGCGAGTATCGGATGGATAATTCGGAAAGCGCGACAGCTCACCCGGTGGACGGATTCGCAATAGCAGCGGAATTCGACAGCTATGAGCACATGCTGAAAGAGCACGGTGTGAGTATCTGGCCAGTAGTGGCTCGCCAGCGCTTCGACGCGTACACCTGGGCGCTGCTGCGGATGCTTCCGGAAGACCGGGAGATGTTCATGGTCCGGGCAGCGGAAGACTTCAGGCGCGATGCACAGGACTGCAGCCTATATTCAACACAGGAATGGGAATGGCTGCAGAGCATTATCAGCAGGCGCTGACATGGCCAGGGAATTCTCCAAAGCATTCTACCATTCGAAGCAGTGGCAGCAGGTGCGTGAGTATGTGCTGATGCGTGACAGTTATCTCTGCCGGATCTGCGGCGCGCCGGCGGAGGAAGTGCACCACAAGATCCACCTGACCCCTGGGAACCTCTATGATCCCAGGGTGAACCTCAACCCTGACAACCTGATAAGCCTATGCAAGGAATGTCACTTCAAAGAACATGTGGCTGACAAAATAAACGGGAAAAATCAGAAAAGCCGGAATTTTACGGATGACTACGAATTCGACGAAAACGGCCAGCTGAAAAGAAAGACACCCCCCCTCTGAAATTTTGCCAAACAGGCCACGGGGGAC